TTAACATAATATACCTAATACGCACTGAGAAATAGGGGCGTGGTAAAGTGCAATCCCCACATAAGCCATTGATAATCCTTGTAAACCTAGCCCTTTATACTTTTTTGCTATGCTGTGCCATAGCGTTTGAGCTTCATAACTTTTAGCCTTATCCATTGCAAGTCCAATCAATGCCTTTTCTTTATCCTCACCAACAGCATCAGCAAGCATAAGTATTTGATTCTCTGTTAGATAAGTTCTTCCTTTTCTTACCTCTGTTATCATTTGAGGGCTTACGCCTAAGTCATGAGCTATTTGCTTGTATTGCACATAGTTCATTTTCTCTTTATAGGCATCAATGAGCTGTTTTGTATACATTTCACTATCCATCAATTTACGCTTTTAACCTGATTCTAGTCTTTTAACACATAATTTGCTGTATTGACTGTACATAGAATTCTGTATTTAACTTGCCTACATAAAGTTCTGTATTAGACCACCTTGGGCGCTAGACCTTAACTCTTCCCCTTGGTGGTCGCCCAACCAGTTAAGGCGGTTAAAATGAAAAAACTTGAACTAGAAAATGCGTTCATTCTCGATACTGAAACCACGGGCTTAGACAACAAATCGCAAATTGTCGAATTGACCGCTATCTGTGCAAAGTCTGGTGAGTTGATTTATTCCTCATTGGTTCGCCCTCAAGGTTTTATTCCTGCTGAAGCAACACGCATTCACGGTATCACTAATTCGGATGTGGCTGACGCTCCCACTTTTCTAGATATCATTTATCCGCTTTCTCTCGCTCTGCGTAACCGTACTGGCATCATTTACAACGCTGATTTTGATTCTCGTATGTTCATTCAGTCGTATGAGCGCAATCTGCAAATCAGTCATTTAGACCTGCGTTCTGCCTACTTTGCTTTAAAACACAAACTCTTAAATTCTCAATGTGCCATGAATTGGTACGCTGAGTTTTGGGGAGAATTTGACACCACTAACGGTGGTTATCGTTGGCAACGTCTTACCAATGCCTGTCAACAACAAGGTATTGATATCTCTGATTTAACGGCTCATCGCGCTTTGGCTGACTGCGAAATGACTCGCCGCCTAATCAATGCCGTCAACGGTCAATTGGCTTAGGCGGTCATCATGGGTGATTTCATCTACTACGACAACGAACCCAACATCGGAATTAACGTGTATTTCGTTTGGGGGCATCGTTTCTTTAAAAACTGGCCTGAGTTTGAGCAATATCTTGCCGTTCACTATGGCTCTGACCCATATCAACTGGTTGAAATCACTAACGAAAACTACAACGAATTGCTGTTAAAGGGGGTCTTTCATGCCATGTAAGCACCCTCACCATGACACGGTTCGTCCTGTCAAAGTTGACCACTTGGCTTTTACTTTTGCCTATGCGGACTTGCGCCACTTGGACAAAAGCAACGACCAAGACTTTATCAATCTACAGATGCCCGTTTATCACGAGCCAAAAACTAAAACCAAGGAACAAGGCGCGGTGTGCTCTACCTTGGAACAAATCGAGCGCCATATGGAAGCGCACAAAAACAAAGTGTCAAAGATGCTCTTTCATCGCTTCGATTTGTTCATGTCCAAAATCATGGGCTTTCGTTTATCACCTATGCGTGGTCGTGGCCTTCATGGTTACAACGATTCTATGGTCATTCTCGATATGACCGGACAAGTTGAGTGCGGCCTTGTCGGAATTGGCGGAAACAACGATACCGTTTTTGTCCAAATTAACGGCACGGGGTGCACCAAACTTTTCGACCGTATCGATTCTAAGAAGCTTCATTGGTGGCTTGCTCAGGTTCTTGGCATTACTCGCTTAGTTCGTCTCGACTTGGCCGTGGACGATTACACCGGAAACTTCGACGCCAAGTATGCAGAGAAATGTTTTTATGAGGGAGCATTTCGTACTGCTCCAAGGGGTCAAGGTCCCTCAATGGTTCCTCATAAACGCATTACAGAAAACGGCGCTTTGATGGAAGAAGCTACGATTGTCGGCTCTCGTTCCTCGGCGATTTACTGGCGTATCTATAACAAAAAGCTTGAGCAAAAAATTACTGACCCTGACCTGATTTGGTATCGAAACGAGGTTGAGCTGAAAAAATGCGACATCGAGCTTTTAGCCAACCCTGCCGCCTCTTTTGCGGGCATCTGCCCTTTCGCGGCCTCTATCGAGTGTACACCTCCGGTTAAGTTCTCTCGCAACAAAAAGGCTCAAGGTCTTGAATTTATGGCTCGCATCGCATGGGTTCGCCGTCAATGTGGCGTGGCGTTAGCGGAAGTTATCGCCATGACGCAAGGCGATTTAGGCGAAGCATTCGGGATGCTTATCCCTCACAAACATAGACGCCCTGACTTTGAATTGCTCGGCGTTCCTGATTCATACACACAACTGAAAAACACACTATGGAGTTAAGGTAATGGCTAACATCACTGGCATCGTCATCAAAACATTTCCTAAATCGGGTACCACGATTGCAGAGCTAAACGTTCTGCGCCCTGTTGAAACCGTCAATGTTGAGAAGTTTGCTCAATACGGTTTGGGGCTAAACACGGATATTCCTTTCAACAAGCAACCGCTACGTATTGAACCTGCATACGCCAAGCGTTTGATTGAAACACGCGCTTTTGTTCCTAACCGTGAATATGACATTCGCTTTGGTAGCAACCCTGACGACCCATTAGAAGTCGTCGCGGTTGAGCTCATCCCCAAGGATGAGGACTTAAAGAAATATATGGCTGAAACATTGAAGAAGTAGGTCAAGAACATGAGTCATTGCGTGATTGCTTACAACGGTTATTTGATGCTTGCGCCTCAAGGCTTTGATTGCACTTACGTGATGCTCACTCCTTCGGAGCTAGACGACATTAAAAATGTTTCGTTTGGCTCTTTAACCATCGACTCACAACTTTACTCTGATTTGACGGCGTATCTTCTACTGTCATTTTTTGGTGGTCATGTTTTGGGTCGATTAGTAAAAACCATGGGGCGTCGATAGCCCTAAATCCTTAAATCAGTTGGAGAAATTCCTATGAAATTTCGTAACATGGCTAAAAAATTCGGTGTTGTAGTAGCAACTTCTGTCCCTGCTTCTTTCGCTTTTGCGGATGATCCTATTACCGAACAACTCAAGGGCGCGATTGCGTCCGGTCAAGCGAATTACACCATGGTGGTGATTGGTGTCATTGGTCTTGCCGCTATCGCCTTTGGCCTTGGCCGTATCCTTGGCATCTTGAAGTAATCGTTATGGTTGCTTTTGTCTCCGATGCTCTAACCGTTGTGGTGGCCGTGGCTTATTTCATGGCCTTTGCATACGGCTTTTACACCGGAGTGAACGCCTCCTAAATGGGGGCGTTTCCTCTTAGGGGGCTTTATGCTGCGTTCAATGACAAATACCTTTCTTGCTTTACTTTTGTTTATTACCCTTTTTTTATCTCTTTTCCCTTTCAAGGCTAATGCTGAAATTCAATGTCAAATCGGCATTTCTTCCGGTTCCGTTAGTTGGCCGGGTGTAACATTCGGCGATAAACCTTATACATGCGTTCGCACTTGTCGTTATAACTTAGCTACTGTCGCAGTCTGTTTTGTCAATAATGGTACTTGTCATGGTGAATTTATTTCTAATGGAAACCATTGTTTAAACGGAGCAGGTCAAATTGATGGTTCTGACGGCCTTAGATTTGGCGGTAATACTGTCATTCCTGACCCTAGCGCTGACCCTCAAAAACCTTGGGATCCTAATGCTCCTTCTCCCATGCCTAACAAGGTTCAAAACGTGTTGAATCGTATGCCTACTGATACTACTAGCGGTAGACAACAAGCACAGGCTTTAAAGGATATGGCTTTTATCGAGGGTATGGGCGTTATGACTCTCGATAACATTCTAATTAAAAATTCTCAGCTTCTTGATATAAACAAAGGCTATTCAAGTTTAATGTCAACCATGTCAGGACAGCTTTATTCTATCCGCAACTTATCGGACTATATCGAAAAGAACACTTCACAAACTGCCGCATATTCCCAAATGTCTGCTAATACCCTTGGCAACATACTCAATAAATTAAGTGATTCGGGTTCAGGTGGCGGTTCCGGTACTGGTGGCGGTGACTCAGAAACCTATCTTAAAAATATTTCTAACGCGATTAGTAATCACTTTATTGGAAACTCCTATTCGGCTCTGGCTCATCTTGATAACACCGTCAGTCGCCTAGACTCTGTAAAGCGTACTCTCGATGACAATCACAACTCATTTACTAACTTTTTTGCTTATCGCATGGACTCGTTAGAAAAGGCACTTTCTGGCATTGGTGGCGGCGGTGGTGATGTTGATTTATCCGGTATTGAGTCTGGTATTAACTCTCTTAACACGGGTATTGATTCGGTCAAATCGGGGATTGATAACCTAAATGGTTTACTCAGTGGTGAGGGATTATCTAAGCCAGGTATTGGCTCTGGTGTCGATTTCGGGGAGCTTCCTCTCTATGGTGAGGATGCTATCACCAAACTCAATACGGAAATTACCGATTTACAGAAACAATACTCAGAAAAGACAAAGGAGTTTAAAAAGCTCTTTTCCTTCGACATTACCAAGCTAGAAAGCGGCCAATACAAAGACCATTCTTTAACGTTTAAATTCGCTAACGGTGCCACGACTAAATTCACGTCTGGTGTCTTCCCTGCTTTGGTTGACAACGCCGCCTTGATTTCATCCGTCATCTTATTTTTGGCTGCTTTTGCAGGTATCAAGACCATCATGGGGGAGCGTGAGTAATGCAATTTTTATTAGATTTGCTTGGCGCAATTGCTAACGCAGGTGACACGGTCACTGAATTTTTCAAGTCTATCCCTGATTACTTCGGTCAGCTCGTTGTTTGGGGCAATGCTTGGTATGTCAAACTTAAGTTTCTTTGGCTGATTTACTCCCTTGAGCTTGCCTATAAAACGGCGGAGTACCTTCTCAATGACATTGGCTTTAACGATATGTTAGCCAGTTTCTTTAATGCCCTACCGGATGAAATCCGTTATTACGCTTTCATTTTCAAAATCCCTCAAGCTATTGGGATTTACTTCAACTGTCTTGCTACTGCGTTTGTTTGGAAAATTACGAGGTTCTAACCATGGCTATTTTTATTCGGACGGGAGCCAACGGGTCGTACAAGTCTGCTTATGTGGCCTACTTTGTCATTTTAGAAGCGTTAAAAGCAGGTCGCGTGGTTGTCACCAATATGCAGGGGTTTGAAACGCTCGATGTTATCGAAAAGCGTTTTGATATTACGTTCCCCTCCACTACTCGCCTAATCCGTATCTTCAGCCGAGATAAGAATGGGATTGAGCTTTGGCAGCATTTCTTTTGTTGGTGCCCGATTGGTGCGCTCATCGTGATTGATGAGTGCCAAGATATTTTCTCTAAGAACATCGGCTTTCGTATGGAGAAGGTGTTCTATCGTCCGTTGTCCGATTTTCTCCCTATGTTGCCGCCTGACTATGAGAGCTTTTTTAATGCTCGCTATCTCCCTGCGGATATGTCCAAGCTGCAAGCTTGTGAAATGGACGACAGGGGGATAGCCGAATATGACGAAACAGGCCGAATCATTTATCCCTTATCTTTTAATGAGGGGTTCATGCGTCACCGCCATTACAACTGGGATATTCACTTGCTTTCGCCTGATTGGGGGCAAATTGATTCGGCTATCCGTGCTTGCGCGGAAGAATGCTATTTCCATAAAGGCCGTGACGCCTACTTTTTTGCTCGAAGAAAGCCCCTAATTTACCGTCACCCGAAAAACGTTGCCACATTGGTTATCCCAAAAGGAAAAGATCCCAACGTCTTTCCTCAAAAAATCCCTCTCGATGCTCACTTGCTCTATAAGTCCACATCAACGGGGCAAGCGAATCAATCAGGTGCAATCAATATGCTGCTAAAGAATCCCACCATCTTGGGGTCTTTGCTGCTTGGTATACTTTCAATTGGGTATTTTATCTATGCGTTTTCCGGTCTGGTTTTTGGTTCTTCTAAGACGGTGGCGGACACGTCCGCGCAAACGTCTAACACTTCCGTTTCTCAGTCGCCCGATAGCGTTCCTCAAACGGGTGGGCAAAATGCTCCTGCTTTATCTACTGGTGGGGACGGCCATCAAACTAGCTCTGTTTCCCCTGCTCCATCTCATCGGATTGATACCATAAAGCAAATGCTTGGTCTTTATGACTTGCAGACCCTCTATTACACCGGACACACCACACGACAATCCCAAACTAAGGGCTTTCAGTTCTTTGTCACACTGGAGGCCAAAACACCGGAGGGAACCTATTACCTAGACGATACATTCTTGAGGGCAAACGACATTGCTTACGTGCATTACGATGACTGTCTACTCAAGCTCACGAAAGAAAACATCACTATCAACGTAACCTGCAAGCCGATACTGCGCGAGGCGTTGCCTGACGCGAGTCAGCCGCCGCAAGTAAAGTTAGGCGCGCTCTTTTAGGTGATCATATGGAACAAATCGTTATTACTGTCGACCAGTTCGCCACATTCATGGAAGCGGCCTTTTTTTCAAACGTGCTCGCGGTCTTTCTGGCGCTATTGCTCTATGACCTATTGACCTGCTTTCTGGTGTCGTTCTTCACGCGCATGCGAAAGCGAATGAACAACATATCCACAGAATCTGTAGATAACTAGGCCGCTTATGCGGTCTTTTTAATGTTTAAAAAATGGTTTAATCAGATTGAATCCGTCCGCCGCAGTCATCAGCTTTGCTGATGCGAGGAGACGGAATTTCTGCAATGTCCACCTAGACAGCGGTCGCTGTGAAGCTAATTTTTTCCCCGACTATCTCGCGCCTCAGTGCGCGACTTTCGAGCTTCGCTCGATGCCCCGCAGGGACTAGGCCATAACGTTAGCCTCAACACACTCTGAACGTATGCTACTGCATATCCGAAACACTCTAAGCGTTCGCGGCGGTTCGCTTGATTGCTAAAGCGCGCCAGTCAGTCAAGTGATCATCAATACTCTTGCACCAGAAAAAACACCCTTCGCCCTGCCAAGCCATAAAATAAGTTTCAGCAAACGCAGTGGTTAGCAGCATTTTCTCGCGGAATTGGCCACAACTAGGCGCGGCGAGAGTCGAGCAAGCCTCATTCTTTGGGTTTTGTCTTTTTGGTGTCGTGCGCTTAGCGCGCGCACAAGGAGTGGACTACGACGCGGAGCAGCGCAAAGCGCCGACCCCCGCGCTGTATCACGGGGGTAGATTCCACCACACTCCAAGGCGTCAGCGTGTCTTTTCTACCGTCGAGCGACTTTCCTTTCTTAAAAGAAAAAGCCGCCTAAGTCGGCGGCCATTCATTGCAAGCAAAGGTGTCTTTCATCTTGAATCTATCGTTCATCGCAAACACTAAACGACAGACTTGCGGCACACAATACTCTTCTGTATAAAACGCGATGGGAAACAAAGTGCTTATGCAATTATTAGAGCTATTAGTTGCCATACGATCATTACATTAAGTGATTAGACGGTTTACGGCCTGCTAATCACTGTTATGTTCTACAACAAGTAAATAAGTGAAGCTATGAAAAAGTTTATTCAAATAGTTACTTTGGTAGGTTTAGTGGTATCAGGGTGGTACTCATATAAAAATGATTTTAGTTTTGAAGGGGTTGTTGCCTTTTTATCATTTTTGATAGCATTTGGTTCAACGTTCTTTTTGGGTGTGTCAAACAAAATGAGTCAGACGTTTGGGGATAACTCAAAAGGGTATCAAGCTGGGCGTGATATCAATATCAAGGATTAAAACATATGATTGGCAGTATGGAACAGAGTACAGGCGACAATTCAAATTCATATCAAGCTAAGCGTGATATAATTATTCATGGCATGGACTATATGAATGTTAAGCAGCTGTGTCTCGATTTGATACATGAAAACTTCCCTAAGCTTCAAGAAAAAGCTATGCAGCAAGTTACTAGCAACGTTATGGCGCTAGCTGAAGAGATAAAGCTAGAAATAGAAAAGAAGAAGCAATTAATTGATGCTGAGAAGCTTGCTGATCCTGATGTACAGGCGTCGTTAAACGAAGCTGTACAAGGCGCGGCGAAAAAAGGACGGAAGTCAGATCTTAATTTATTGGCAACCCTAGTGGCAGCGCGAATTGATAAAGGAAACTCAGATTTACTTGATATTACTATTGAAGCCGCCATAGAAATAACTCCTAAGTTGACAAAAAGCCATTTGCACTTTTTGAGTGTTAAACACTTCATTTCGTCAATGACTTTAAAAATTCCTAATGTAACATTTGCTCATCTAGAACAATATGCGCGTCCTGTACTCCAAAACTTTGGAACCGAGTGCAGCATATCAGTCCCGAATATTCAGTATTTAGCTGGTGTTGGAGTGTTAGATTACAACCCAATGTTTGGCCATGACCCGCTTGAGAGATTTTTGAAAGATTACCCAAATCTTGCAAATTCATCAGGTGATTTCAAAACGGCAATTAAAGACCAAGCCCCTAGCCTGAGTGCGCTTTTGGATATCTACACAAAACAACACTTTGATTCAGTTAATCTCAATAGTTTTGGTCAAGTGATTGCATTGACGAATTTGGGAAAAACATTTCCTGGTATCGACCTAAAACTCTGGATTAACTAACGAACATAGCAAACTGTTCAAGAGGGATTCGCAACGCGTGGCATTTTTACTATGCGTTGGTTTTAGTGATTAAAGTTGTGTGCGGGAGCTTCGGTATTACGTTGCTCACCCCTTAACAGAGCGTTGAAAAGGGGCTTATAGCCCCTTAATTCTTACCATTGCTCTGGCGTATTTTAGAAGTTTAGATCGAACTAGATCATCTTCTGGTGCTTCTATTTGCATGATTGCTATTGCGTACAGTATTTGCTGAGGCGCTACCCTGTCACCTGTTGGTAGAATTAGCCGTCCCCCCTCCATACGAAAGCCCCACCACTCATCACCGTGATAGAGTTCTTTCCTACTGTGCCAGCGCATCAGCCTTTTACAGATTGGCGGTATCTTCTCTCCCTTGTCCCATCGTTTGACCTCGCTCACAGTTTTAAAACAAAGTTTTGCGGCTTCTTCGATGCTTAATCCGCATTCAAATTCACGAAAAACAAAGTTTTTTGTCATCTCTTTCCGATTCACTGTTAAAACTCCCAAAACTGGGAGTTTTATAAGTAATTGAAATGACTGCAACTTTTACCATAAGCCAACCTAATACGCACTAAGGTGTTTTAGTTTATGGATGATTTTTGTAACAGATTTCATTTCGAAACTACTTGAACTCTTATGTACCTCTCTGGCCAATCATAAGCATATTTATTGCCTACTTTTATGGTTTTCTTTGCGATGAAGCAAAGCTCGTTGTCACCTAAAGTGGAAACTTTCTTTACGACAGCGTTTTTCGGATGTGTGTAATCTAAATCAACAAAAACATCACAGTAACCTTCAAGTGGTTTTTTGCTCTTTTTGATCGACTTTTCAATTTGAGTCTTGATTTTCTTTGCCACTCGATTCAAATCCGCATCGTCCGCAAGCGTCGATTGACTAAAAATTGTGAGGAAAATGCTCAACATTACTTGCCTCAAAAACTTCATCAAATTCACCTCACCAAGATTAAGCAAGGAGGAAAATGTAACCGAAATATCTTCTTGGCGAGTTTTAACTTGTGCTGTTTGGAGCTTAACCTGCTTTTTCTTGCAATGACGATGTCGAGCAAGGATGATGAATACGCTTAGCGACCTTTCTTTAATGTCGAGCTTTGGCGTGTAAAGCCTTGGTGTGGGAATACGTTGCGGATTCTTTGCTGGATCTTTTTCGGGACTTGCTTCGAAAACGCCAGCTTGGCTCCAGTCCTTTGTTGATACACCTTAATTTCCCCTGAAAAAGGTTCATGTTGAGCGATATCGATAAGGTTATGTTTGAATGTTGGTGGAAAATGTCCCTTGCTACGAACAAGATGACCATCTTTGAAGCTGACCACCAAGATGGGTCTATCGATCGCGACTAGCCAGAAGATAATTATCGCCGCGACAAGTATTACATACAGCATATTCAT